AGAAGTTTGTTCGCTGTATTAACACCATATATTTTAGCAATCGAAGGATAATACAAAATGGCAACTGCACTTAATACATTTAAGACTGTAACACACGTTATTACTACAACTAATGAGATAATTTATACTGCTCCTGCAGGATACAGCGCTATCATTCTTATGGCGCAAATCACGAATATATCAGGCACTACTGCTACAGTAACATTTTCAACATTTAACGGTACAACTGAAATAGAACTATTAAAAGACTTTGAAGTGCCTGCAAAAGATGCTGTCGGTGGAACAACTGGCAAACTAGTTATTGAAACTGGTAGCAGTATAAAAATTCAAGCTGGCAATAATAGTCAATTAAAACTTACGTTGAGTGTTTTGGAATCTTCAAATGGCTAAAATACTTAGCGGAAAAGTAAAAAAAGTACCATCAACGGAGGTATCTGCTGATAGGTATAATTTTATAGCATTAGGTGAAACTGAACCAGATCTTGGTGTGCCATCAAGTACTGGCCAACTTCTTTCTTCTGATATTAATGGAGAGCGGGTTTGGGTAAATGCAACAGAAGTGGCTGGAACTTCAGGATTTTCTGGTTATAGCGGTTATAGCGGTTATAGCGGGCAAGATGGCATAAATGGTGGTCTAGGTACATCAGGATTTAGTGGTACATCAGGATTCTCAGGATTTAGCGGCACATCTGGAACATCAGGATTCTCAGGAACATCTGGTATATCAGGATTCTCAGGATTTAGCGGCACATCTGGAACATCAGGATTCTCAGGAACATCTGGTATATCAGGATTCTCAGGATTTTCTGGTTATAGCGGGCAAGATGGCATAAATGGTGGTCTAGGTACATCAGGGTTCTCCGGAACATCAGGTATATCAGGATTTAGCGGTACATCTGGTACATCAGGATTTAGCGGTACATCAGGATTTAGCGGTACATCAGGGTTCTCAGGAATATCAGGATTTAGTGGCATAAATGCTCCAGCAATTTTATTTGATGGTGGTTCGCCCTTCAATAGTTATACAGCGGGACCAGTTTTTGATGCTGGTAGTGTTTCTTAAAGCAAAGGATTAAAATATGCCGTTTATTCAATTTCAATTTAGAAGAGGTCTATCTACAGAATGGACTTCTGCTAATTCCATTTTAGCCGAAGGCGAAATGGGAATAGAAACCGATACTGATTTATTCAAAATTGGCGACGGTTCAAGTACATGGACTCAATTATCTTATGGCGGTTTATCTGGTACATCGGGATTTAGCGGCACATCTGGAACATCAGGGTTATCAGGATTCTCAGGATTCTCAGGAACATCTGGTACATCTGGTACATCAGGGTTTAGCAGTACATCAGGGTTTAGCGGTACATCAGGGTTATCAGGATTCTCAGGAACATCAGGATTTAGCGGTGCATGTTTGCTTGGCGATACAAATTCTGCAACACCATTTGAAACATCATTAGGTTTTGAAGCGGGTAATGTTAATACTGGCGTTAATAATACGTTTATTGGTTATCAGGCGGGCAAGGCAAACACCACTGGCAACTCCAACACAGCTTTTGGCTTCCAAGCGGGTAATAGCCTCACAACTGGCACTAATAATTTAATTTTAGGTTATGACGCTGACGCTTCTTCCGCTACGGTTAGTAACGAAAACACCTTTGGCAACTCTAGCTCAACTAGCAACCGCTTTTGGGGCGACTTAAAGCCTGGTGGTAGTAATGCAGGTACATCAGGTCAAGTACTAACTTCTGCTGGTGCAGGGGTTAGTCCTACGTGGACATCTGCCACTGCATCTGGCGGTAGCAGTGGTTTTGAACAAACATTCTTATTAATGGGTGCATAATGGCAAATACATATAAAGTTCTTGGGCAAGTAGCCCCAGTAGCTACAACAGAAACAACACTATATACAGTACCTGCAGCAACAGCTGCAGTTGTTTCTACACTTACAGTTTGTAATTTAGGCGTATCTGCGATATTTCGTATAGCCGTAAGACCTGCGGGTGCTACGTTAGCGAATTTACATTACATTGTTTATGACAATTACGTTAACGCTAATGACACAATATTTTTAACGCTTGGTGTAACGCTTGCCGCAACAGACGTTGTAACTGTTTATGCAGGCACAGCAAACGTGACGTTTAATCTTTATGGTTCGGAGCTTACCTAATGAGCACAAGAAACGTCTTTGGTAATACTGAGGCTTTCCGAGCTTTAAGCAATCGCACAATCCCGCCTGTGCCAAAACAAGTGCCGTATATAAATACAGGCTCAAGTGCGCCTTGGGTTAGAAACCCATCATGGCTACCATTGCCAAGTGTTATTAATACTGACGAAAAGTTTGTCGGACTGTATGCGGTGTTTCCAAATGCTAATTTTGTTGCATTAACGGTTGCTGGTGCATACACGGTAGATTGGGGCGATGGCGTAACTGAAAATTTTGCAACAGGGGTACAGGCAAATCACGAGTATGACTTTGCTGATACTGATTTAGCAAATACAAATGCACCCGTAACATTTCAAGATTCTGGCGATACGGTTACAAGGACAGCACATGGTTATACAAATGGCATGACAGTATTGTTTTCATCTATTACAACTACAACAGGCATAGTTGTCGGGCAAATATATTATGTGGTTAGCGCAACGGCTAATACGTTTCAAGTATCAGCTACAAGCGGTGGTTATGCGTTAGCCCTTACGACTGACGGTACAGGTATTATTCTTGGGTTTAAGCAAGCAATTATTATTGTTACACCACAAGCAGGGCAAAGCATTACCTCTCTTAATTTAAACGTAAAAAATTCTACTAGCGGATTACAGGTTTATAGCGCATCATGGCTAGACATAAAATTGTCTTTACCTAATTGCACAACATTAACTTTTAATTCTGCAACTCCAATAGTCAATTTAAAATACTTAGAGCAAGTAGACTTAGTTAATGTAACTGCAGTGACTTCATTTGATAATTTATTTAGAAATTTAACAAAATTAATAAATATAGTACAAATTAATTCAAGTGGCACTGTGCTAACAAGCACTGTAAGTATGTTTCAAAGTTGCGCGTCACTACAGTCAGTACCGTTGTTTAATACAGCAGCTGTTACTACTATGCAGAATATGTTTAATAGTTGCACGTCCTTACAGTCAGTACCACTATTTAATACAGCAGCTGTTACTAATATGTCTCTTATGTTTGTTAGTTGCCAATCACTACAGTCAGTACCACTATTTAATACAGCAGCTGTTACTAATACGAGTAGTATGTTTCAAGGTTGCGTGTCACTACAGTCAGTACCATTATTTAATACAGCAGCTGTTACTACTATGCAGAATATGTTTCAAAGTTGCACGTCACTACAAACAGTACCACTATTTAATACAGCAGCTGTTACTACTATGCAGAATATGTTTCAAAGTTGCACGTCACTACAAACAGTACCACTATTTAATACAGCAGCTGTTACTGCTATGTCTTATATGTTTAACGGTTGCGCGTCCTTACAAACAGTACCACTATTTAATACAGCAGATGTTACTGATATGACTGCTATGTTTGGCAGTTGCCTTTCACTACAGTCAGTACCGTTGTTTAATACAGCAGCTGTTACTACTATGTCACAGATGTTTATCGGTTGCTTTTCACTACAAACAGTACCACTATTTAATACAGCAGCTGTTACTACTATGCAGAATATGTTTCAAGGTTGCACGTCCTTACAAACAGTACCACTATTTAATACAGCAGCTGTTACTACTATGCAGAATATGTTTAACGGTTGCACGTCCTTACAAACAGTACCACTATTTAATACAGCAGCTGTTACTACTATGCAGAATATGTTTCAAAGTTGCACGTCACTACAGTCAGTACCATTATTTAATACAGCAGATGTTACTACTATGTCTTATATGTTTTACAATTGCACGTCCTTACAAACAGTACCACTATTTAATACAGCAGCTGTTACTGATACGAATATTATGTTTTACAATTGCACGTCCTTACAAACAGTACCACTATTTAATACAGCAGCTGTTACTACTATGTATTATATGTTTAACAGTTGCACGTCACTACAGTCAGTACCATTATTTAATACAGCAGCTGTTACTACTATGTCTTATATGTTTCAAAGTTGCACGTCACTACAGTCAGTACCTGCATTAAATGGAAATGCTGCTACATCTTCTTCTAGGTACTCAGGCGTATTTCAAAGTTGCCCCAACTTAGCGCAGATAGACGTAATTAATTTTAAATTTACCTTTTCTATTGCTAGTTGCAAATTATCCGCAACTCAATTAGACAGTATATATACAAATTTGCCTACGGTAACAGGACAAACTATTACGGTATCTGGAAATTATGGGGTTGTTGGCGATGACCCAGCAATCGCAACGGCTAAAGGCTGGACAGTCACAGGATAAACTATGGAAAACACTTCAGGATTTTATAAATTAGATGGCGAGTTGCTGTATGGGCAAAATTTTGTTTTGAACGCAAATTACGAAATGTATAAAGAAACGCATAACGACTACACTTACCCAGTCGATGGCTGGTACTGGTTTGCATCGGAAGAAGAAGCAAGAGTATTTTTTGATTTGCCACCAATAGAGAACGAAACGTTTATTGGATCAAGTTAATCATGTAGAACTAAAAAGTATAAATATAATATAGCCGAGTTTAATAAAGGAAATAAAAATGAACAATGTAATTACACCCGAAGAAATCCAACGCAGCTATGATGCTGCTATGGACTCAGTAAACCTACTGAACGATGGTAACGTACAAAATATGTCAACCCAAGAATGGGCAGACTGTGTCAAGCGTAACGTTGACCACTTAGAAATAATGGTAGGGAAAGACTTTTGGCTAGACCAAGACCTAACTCCCTTCATCGACGCTATTGCAGATAACAAAGTTTAATCACAGCATAGCCCTAGGATAAGACATGAAATAGCAATCTACATAATAGCAAAGAACAGTTTGTCCAACGATTCTGTGACTCAGCTTAAGATGCGGATATTATTCTTAATGCTGACACAGGCTCGACTGATGACACGGTTAAACTTGATCTTGAGTGTGGCGCAACGGTACACGATATATACATTAGCCCGTGGCGGTTTGACAAATCCCGTGACACCGCTCTTGCACTACTACCTGCTGACATAGATGAAGAATTGCAGTCACACAACTGATAGCAAATACATTACTTTATTTTGTGCATGAAAGAGTTTGGAGTGCGATTAACTGGGGTAACATAAAATCGGAATAAGTTGATAGTGCAAAAATAGTGAATAAATAAATTATAATTTAAAGCGAGGTTGATATGAAATACAGCATTGTGATCCCGACCTATAATCATTGTGATGATTTGTTGAAACCATGTATTGAATCAATTTTTAAGTACACTGATATGACTGATGTTGAGTTAGTCATATCTGCAAATGGATGTTTTGATAACACGAGTGAATACCTCATCAGTCTCGTAAATCAATTTGAGTCTATTGGATTTGCAAACCATCTTAAAATTATTTGGAATAGCGATCCGCTTGGTTATCCAAGAGCAACTAATGAAGGAATTAAGGTGTGTATTGGGAACAGAATTGTTCTTTTGAATAATGACACCATTCTCCTTCCTCAAGAAAAATCCAACTGGTTAAATCTATTAGAAAGCCCTTTTCTTCTCAAGAAAAACTGTGGCATTTCTGCGCCTATAATAAGCTACTCACCAGAAGCAGGCAGAGACTTTGCTGTATTCTTTTGCGTAATGATTGACCGAAAAGTATTTAATAAGATTGGGTTACTTAATGAAGAATACGGAACAGGGGCTGGTGAAGATACTGAGTTTTGTATTGAAGCAGTAAATGCAGGATTTCAAATGCAAGAGTGCCTCCCAAAGTTTGCTACTGGAGATATATACACTGGTGAGTTTCCAATATACCATTTGGGTGAAGGCACCATGCATGACACCAATCTAGTCAGCAATTGGGATGAGAAGTTTAAAGAAAACGGATTAAGACTTGCTCGTAAGTATAATCGTGAGTATTATAAGTTCCTTTTAACAAATAATTTTGAGCGGCATGTAAACCTTGCTAATGAAGTAGTTCCACCAAGAGAGTCGGCACGATATGCATGGGCAGCAGAAAAAGCATCGACAGGGTCAGTACTAGAGATAGGATGTTCAAGTGGATTTGGTTCACAGTTCTTTCCGATCAATATTGAGTATCTTGGCCTTGATTATGATCAACGTATCATTGATGTTGCCAAACATGAATTTCCACATAGAAAGTTTGAGTGGGCAGACATCAACACCTATGAGTTAGGTCAGTATGATACTATTGTTGCTTTTGAAATAATTGAGCATTTAGACAATGGACTTGAAGTAGTTAAAAAGTTAAAGCAACATTGTAAAAAACTTTTAGTGTCTGTCCCATATAAAGAGACGCCTGGATTCTGGGGTGAACATCATAGACTTCATATGTTAGATGAATCACACCTACCTGGATTTGAATATACTTTTTGTGACGAACATGGTGATCTTAGTAATAAACCGATTGAAAACTCGGTATTTAATTTAATGTTATGTGAATACAATGCAGAATAACATTCTTTGCTCAATATCAACAAGGGGTCGATATCATACGACACTGCCTCTTGCCATTCAATCTATAATTAACCAAACCCTAAAAGTTGATAAGTTAGTTATATTTGATGATAACGATAACACAGAAGATGTTCGGACTAATGTGGTGTATTCTAATTTGTTTAAAATTATGGACATGAAAGGTATTGCTTGGGAATGGATATTTGCTGGTAAAAAAGGACAACATCACAATCATCAACTTGCAAACACTATGGGGTATCAATGGGTTTGGCGCATGGACGATGATACCATTGCTGAACACGATGTATTAGAAAAACTCTGGTCATATGTTAGTGGTGATGTAGGAGCGGTTGGCGGATCTATTTTAACCCCGTCCTGGGATTGTACAGAACGAACTGCTACTGGAAAGATTGAAGATATAAATGCAGAACCAAATATTCAATGGGGAATCATTAATAAAGTAAAAGAAGTAGATCACTTACATTGTTCATTTATATATCGTAGTGGTATTCATGATTATAACACTGGATTATCTAGAGTTGCCCATCGAGAAGAGACTTTATTCAGTTATGGATTAAAACAAAAAGGATACATATTATTAGTTGTTCCTTGTATCACTTGGCATCTTAAAAATCCAGAAGGTGGTATTCGTGCAGAAACAAATGAAGCATTGTATCATCGTGATGAGCAAATATTTAAAAATATAATTAATGTTAAAGATACTACAATTGTTGTTCTGAATTGTGGCATGGGTGATCATGTTGTATTCAAACAGGTTCTTCCACTTATAAAAAATCCAGTTGTATTTTCTTGTTATCCAGATATTATACCAGGCCGATCTATTGCTGAAGCTGAAATGCTTTTTGGCAATATAGAACAATATAACATTTATAGTAAAATGGATCAGTGGAAATGGACTGATTCAATTGAAAGGGCATTTAAAAAGATGTATGTAAAATGATTATCATATCTCCATTTTCACAAAAACTTCGTAATGGTAGACCCAATCCAAAAGTATATCATTATTGGAAAGATCTTATTGCTATAATTGATGAACCAATTGTGCAAGTTGGGCTTGAGGGTGAAGAGCAGTTAGTTAAAGATTTTAGAAAGAATTTGTCGCTGAACGACTTGGGTTCACTAGTAGAAGAATGTAGAACATGGATATCCGTAGATAGTTTCTTTCAACACTTCTGCTGGGATATTGGTAAACCTGGGATTATTCTTTGGGGTCAATCAGATCCAATCATCTTTGGCCATCCTGAAAATACAAATTTACTCAAAGACCGATCATATCTACGTGAAAA